CACAGTAAATGCAGGCGCGTTAGGGTCTGGCGGTGGCCTGCTCATAACGTTCGGAAGCATTCCCTTGTATAACATCCACCCCAGAAACGCAATGACGACCACGGCCGCCAATGGCATCACCTGGCCCTGTTGCAACAGATAAAAACTACTCAAAATCATGAAAGATCCGGCAATTGCCAAGAGCACCAACTGGCCCTTGGGAAGTGTCTGGGGGGAAATCATATTGATTTCCTGTCTATTATTTGTAAATATTTTAGTTCACTCACTGTGTTTCGCTCAACTCAGGGACATCGTCGTCCTCTGCAATCGGTTGCATCGTCTCGATCGTCAGTGTCGTCTCCGTCTGGCTCGCCTTGCGCTTCAGGACCTCGGCTGCGACGCGGATGTCCGCCTTGACCACCAGCTCGTCCATAGTCGCCTCAGGGAACTCCAGCTTGAGAGCCTCCAGGAAGTCGGCCGGGTGAGGAATAGGCGGCACGTCCGGCTTGGTGTAAAACTTGGAGTTCTCGTCAGACGGGTCGATGTAAGGGAACTCGCCCTCCTGAGGCTTGGCCGTCATGTCGCGCTTGCGCTTCTCGAACATCGAAGCGGCCTGCGACTGGTTCGCGCGGTACTTGGACATGATCTCCTCGAGCTTCTCGTTCTGGTAGTGAGTGTCCTCAATCTGCTCACGGTCAGGGGGGATCAGCAACCACTTGTACATGTCGACCACATAGATGTCCACAATCGCATCCTCCTTCTGCAGGCGCTTTGCGTGGGTACCCGCCTCGTCACGAGACGGAAAGCACCCACGGATCTTCATGCCAAACTTGTCATTCTTCTGGGGAAGGTCGGGACCGACGAAAGAAACACACGCAAACAGCTGTCCCGGGACCGTAAGGTAATCAGCAGTGAGTTCGGCGGACATATAAAAGAGACATGCGTTTTTCTTTTAACTAAGTAAACGCGATGGAATTGCGCCAACTCCACAATCAAATAAAACGCGAACACATTTCGCGCTGGGTCCCTCGGCGTTCGCACGTTCTCGACTGCGGTTGCGGTCGCGGCGGGGACTGGCACAAGTGGAAGGCGGTGCATGCCCGGGTCTCGGCCATCGACCCCGACCCGGAGTCGATCAAGGAGGCTGAGAGTCGTGCGATCGATATGGAGTTTGGGGTCTGGTTCCTGGGCCTCGGGGACATCAGACAGGCTGCATTCGCCGGTCCGTACGACGTCGTCTGCTACAATTTCTCTTTGCACTACATCTTCGAGAATCCAGAGACATTCAGCCAGTCCATCAAGGCCCTGGCGGTTTCGGTCAAGCCGGGTGGCCTCTTGATCGGCGTCACTCCCGAGCGGGCCCGAGCCGAGGCAATGGTCGACCAGTTCGGCCACTTCAAGGATTCCCTTGGAAATGAGATAGCCATTCTCCATGCAAACTCCCGACTCATGGTGCGCCTGGTCGACGGCCCGTTCTATGCAGACGGTGGGAAGGAAGAACCAATTTTGGATGCAAATGTACTGATACGTGCACTCGATCACGCCGGGTTCGAGATGGTCCAGTGGGAACCAATGATCGACAGACCCAACGGTCTCATCTCCGACCTCTACAGCAAGTTTGTATTCAGGAGGCGCCCCTGAATTTTCTAAGATAATATCAGATGAACCAGTGGGTGGTGGTCGCAGCACTCTTCCTGGTGTTTATGATAATTTTGATCACAAATAGGGAGCCCCCTATGCTGACTGAGATTAAGCAGAAGTACTGGGGGATCCTGGATATGCTCAGGTCGACCGGGGATCCTGCATGGCACGGGGTCCTGAGACCGGCAATCCTCACGGGGATGGTCGGGTGGTCGAAGGACAAGGGACCGATAGGTTCGAACGTCAACAAGGGCTATGAGATTTACCTCTGCCTGGATGGAGATGACGTCAACTCGGCGATGTACGTTCTCATTCATGAACTTGCACACATGTCCGTCCCGGAATACGATCACACGTCGGATTTCTGGAAGAAGTTTGAAGAGCTCAAAGAGCTGTGCATCAAGAATAAGTTTTATGTAAAGGGGGGCGAAAGGTCTTATTGTGGGGATACTGTTCGAGGGTGAGGGGAGGGACCGAAGGTTCCTCGCGCCCTCAGCCTGGCGTAGCCTGTATGAATTTCAATTTAAAATAGGACCCGCTGCGCCGCCACGAGCCAGCGCCCTTCGGGCACCGCCTCGGCTCATTTACTTCTCAATCACGTACTTCTTCGCAAAGTAGTACAGGATTGCGGCAATCAGTGCCGTCACGGCCATGCCCGTCAGGGACACCTCACCAGACTCGCCCACAAACTTGGGCACCATGGTGCGCAGGCGGCTCTGGACAGGCTTGGAGAATGCGATGACGGCAGCGATGCCCGCGACGGCCGCCTGGAACTGGTCGTCGGTCAGGCCGAAGGGGTTGGAGGAAGACTTCTTGGACTTGGCAGCGCGCTCAACCATGGGCGCCTGCTGAGGAGGTCCCATCATCTCGTTCTGGATCATCTGGTTCGGGCCGGGCATGAGTTCCTCGAGAGGAGTAGAAAAGTCTGCCATTTGAGATTCGTCAACATCTTTTTCCGGCGAAGGAGGTCGCGTCCGCCTAATCAGACCCGTAGGGACGGACTTGGCCTGGTCACCCTTCTCGCGGTTCAGGGCCTGATGGGCGAGCTCCTCGTCCACCGTAAGTGTCGCCCCCTCTGGGAGGTCGCTCAAAAGCGAGCTCGTGTTCGGGTCGTAAGTCAGCATGGCGGACTGTTCAGGGGCCTGTGACCTCGTCATCTGACTTCAGTCCGGAAAATTCAGGAACGGTCGGAGCGCGCCATTCTTTTTTACAAGACTATAGTAAAATGTCCGGATTCGTTTCTTCTCTCGCCAGCTCCGTCGAGACTCAGGGTATCAACTCTCTGGTCGGTGGGTTCTCTTTCGCCTCTGCTCTGGCCTGGTACGGACTGGTCCAGGCCATCATCGAGAAGTACGTCAAGCAGGGCCCCGGCATCCAGGCACACCTATTGGCGGCTCTACTGACCACCCTCCTGTCCATCCTCGTGTTCATGATCATCAAGAACTTCTACCGCGCCGATCTCAAGGAGCCCCAGCAGCCTATTTTCGCGGTGACTCGTTAAAGCGAGTTCTCTTGGGCTGCGCGGCGGACAGCGCGACCTACGGCCGCCCTGGATTGTGCTACTTCCGCTTCACCACGTTCACGACCGACCCCTTTCTCTTTGGTGGTGGTGCTATCGATCCAGCAGTTGCGGCCGCCCGTGCGTTGTAGTGCCTCTGGTGGTACTGCCAGAATGCAGCCCCACCGACCCTGAAGTTCTTGCGGATGGGCGCCTTGTACCAGAACACACAGTCCGTAATCTTGTTCGACTTGCTGGTGTTGTCGAGCACCAGGCACTCGTAGTTTTCTGTGGTCGCATCCATGACCTGGCAGAAGCTGTCGAACGTCGGGAAGACGCCGAAGAACGCCTTGTAGAGGTTCTCTCGGTTCTGCCTGACGTTGTCGCGCAGAGCAAACACATAGTCGACGTTGGTACGGATCATGGGTGTCATATCCATGCAGTACTGGGTCGTCATCATAAAGAAAATCTTCCAGTGTCGTCCGTTCATAAACAACTGCCTGATCGCAATGTCCCTCATAAAGCCCCGATCGTACATGCAGTCGTCCATGAGCACAAATACCGGCGTGCACTTCCCGACAGCCAAGAGCTTCTTCTGACGCTCGATGATCTTTTCGAGTGCATCCTTGTTGTAATCTCCAAAGACGAAGAGGTCCGGGATGAATTGCTTGTAGTATCCGTTCCCCTCCTCGGTCCCTGACATGGCGATGCCGGCCGGCAGGTGCTTCTTGTGCCACAGGATGTCCGTGACCAGTGTCGACTTGCCCGTCCCGCGCTTGCCGATGAAGACGCACACCTTGTCGTCGCCCATCTTGCTGGGATCGAACTTTCGGAGTTGCAAAGACATCTCCTCCTTCAATTTTCAAACAAAATTCACACTGGACTCTAGCGCGACCTGTGCTGGGAGTCGCGGAACGTCTCGGGCACTAATCTCTCCACCTTTACTAGAGGCGACAAATGTCAGCCGGATACATCCAGTTGGCCGCCATCGGTCAGCAGGATGCCTACTTGACGGGCGAACCGCAAGTGACGTACTTTGCGGGCGTCTACAAGCGCCACACACCCTTTGTTCTCGAAGCCTATGACATTCCCTTCATAGATCAGAGCATCACATATGGAAAAACGAGCATTTGTCGCATCCCTCCCAAAGGGGATCTCATACGAGGATTGACGCTCAAAATCAACCTTCCGGCTCTGTAC